AGTCTGTTCAATCGCTTTTAAGTCAGGTAAGACTTTGTCTAATAAAGTCTTTGCTATATTAACTTGTATCGCTGTTAGCTCTACTTCACCTTGAAATGCGCTATATAATCTATTGATTATTTGAGTAGCTTGTATCTTGCTACGCACATCTTCCTGGTGTCGTTTACCTATTGGTCTGCCAGCTTGTCTTTTTTCTTCTGTCATATATGTTCACAAGAGTGGTCTTATGCCCCATAATTGTTAAGTTACTTCATTAATGCAGCCGCTAACTTCTTAGGGTCTTTCTTTACGCCCTCTGAAGCCATCATCCTTGCTTTCCCTTGTGGGATCCCTACACGCTTTGCTATAGACGGATTATGAGCGGCAGCTTGAAATAGTCTGTGCTGTTTTTCTGTCCATGGCATATAGGTGTCCTCTAATAGATGGGCTACTTTCAACTAATACCAGTAGTATGTATATTAATTTCACCCAAAAAAAATGGACTCAGCTTTTAGGAGAGTCCGAACCCAACGGAGATTAGGTTAAAGCTTGGTATATGAATCATATAGACGCAACTATACCAGCAGGTCGTATATTACCACAAAATGGCTCGTTTGTCAAGTAGTATTTAATATAGGTTCTTTTCTGTCAGTTTTTGCTGCAACATGGCCATTGCATTGTCGTAATAGCGATCTAATACCTTCATGTCCATCATTGTCTTTTGGCCCAGATAGATCACATATATAGCATTGCGCTGAAATGCCGGCAGATCGTCTATCACCTTATCCACAACTCTTACGCTATGGCTATCAACCTCGTCAGCTATATCATCAAACGAGTGTACACCGCCTGTGTGAAAGCCAGAAGACCTAGACTTATAGCCTAGCTTATTGTTGTCTGACTTCATGTACTCACGCCACATATCTAAATAATATATTACTCTACCTAGTTCCATTAAATGTAATCCTCGTATTTTTCTAGCATTTGGTGTACTTCTGTGTATGGCACAATAACAGCCTTGCACATGCCGCCCTTAACAATGTGCCTACGCACTAGCCATATAAAATCTATCTGCTCATCGTCTAAGAATACGCCGGCAGCTTGTAATGCGTCTGTAGCTTGCTTTTCGTAGTTGGCTATGTCCCTACGCCTGCGATCTGGTGGATAGAAAGCATAGAACACGGCCAACCTTCCATCTATTTTAGCCTTTGCATCTACAACTATGTCCTGGACATCCTCCCTAAATTTCTGCGTAGGCTTGCTTAAAAACTTGCGTTTGCCTCCGTAGTGGTGTGAGTGATTGGTGCTAGGCGGCCATGGCAGTGTAAGTTTAATCATTTGACCACCAGCATACCATGCTCAATGAAGTGCTGCATAGTCATCCTGTGGGCCAGTTCCCACATATCTTTGCGGTCCTGCTTATTTAGGGCCATACCGTTATCTAGTTCAAAATGGCATCTTGCACACATGGCAGCCACCATAGCATCGCTTGCCTTGATGCCGGTGCCTTTACCATCACGCAATTGGTTAGAGTGTGCTGCACATACTGTGCCGTCCATAGCGCCACATGATTGGCAAGGGATGTCCCGGCAAAGCTCTAGCAATTTCTTGTTTCTGTAATTAGGCACTGTATTCACCGCTTAAGCTAGATTGAAAGTTGCCCCTGTATTGTGAGCCATCTTTTTTAGGAATGTCCCAGTGATCCGTATCTAATTCCCTGTGTGACTTTATAACATCAGGGCTTATGCGGCCTTCGTAAATTGCATCCAGCAAAGCCTGGTGTATGCCTTGATAGCTTTGATTAAAATACTCACGCTTTATGTCAACCGAGTTCTTAACTTTAGCTGGCCATGTAAAATCTTCTTTTTCTGTTTTAAAGTACATTTTAACCCTGGTCATATCTTTGCTTACCAACACGCAACGAACATAGCCGGTTTCTTCCAAGTGTTTGCAATACTCTGTAATCGTATGCGGTGCTAAATTCATGCGTCTAGCCATATCTGAAGCAAACTTAGGGCCATCAATTATATGTGAATACACTACCGCTCTGTTAAACGCTCTGTTTTCTTCTTTTAGCTTGTGAGCAGAAGCCAAGTTGTTTTTGTTTGCCATGATTAATCCTGTAAATAAACACCACGCAAAGCGCAGTATCGTTCAACTTCATTCATAAAATTGTTAAGTTCTTCTACGCTTAAGTCTGCAGTAGATTTTAACGCATAAATTGTACGGCCATCTGGCGCTGTAAATTCATTGTAACCTAGCCACTGATCTTTGGCCATCACTTTCCACCATTGGTGCGGATGGTGTAACCCATCTTTGCCTTTCAAGCTTTCAGCCATTAATTGAAACAACTTATGCAGCCTTGAATTTTGTGGCAATGACCGTCTTTGACTTTGACCGCATGACGGACAAATCTTCGGTTGGCTTTTCTGACACATATATTGACCCTTCTTTATAATTCTTGTCTTCGTAAGATGGCAGCCAGTTCTTAGACTTGTAAACCTTGCCATCGTTAGTGGTTACTTTCCACTCGGCATCGCCAAAATGCTTGTAAAACTCGGTTTCACTAAATTTCATGTGTTCTTATCCTTTAATGCTTGTTCAATTTTTGTGGTGTGCCAAACCGTATCTCTATCTCTTTTAGCCCAGCCATACCTAGTTACTGTAATAGGCATTGAATATTCAGGATGGTTAATTATCTTGCTTTCTTGCACTTGATAATCACTGCCTAATTCACTATCCATAGTGTTAATTGACATTGTTCTTATCCTTTGATGCTTGTTCAATAGCACGGGCAAATTTAAAATTGTTGAACTCATAATGCGTATCTGAATGAACAATTAAACTATTTTTGTATACTTTCGTTATCTCATCATCCGTTAATCCTTGCCAAGCTGGTTGGTTTAATCCCTCAACATAAGTATCACGCAAGTATTCATCGTTTAATTTTGCGACTGTTGGCTGTTCTAGTGCTTCTTTGCAAGCCTTAACTGCCTTTGTATGGTCTGTTCCATATAGCAACGCATCAATCGCCATCTTTAATGCTTCGTCTTTAGTCATACAAAATCCAATAAAAAAATACCAACGGAAAAGAAAAAGAAAAACCAAATTGCTTTCCATAATTTATCTATTTGCTTTTGTAATGCTTCGTCTTTAGTCATACGCTAGTTCCAAGGTAAGTAGCCTTTACACCATTACTAAATTGCACTTCTACAGCACAATCTTGTGCGTTGCTTCCATTAAAAAGCTTCCATACACCCCAACCCATAGAAACAACCGCTATTAAAATTAAAGTGCTTATAATTACTACGGCTCTATCTGATTTGTTATTTCCACATTGACAATTACGGCCTTGATTACAATTTTGATTACACGGCATATCAATCTCCTAAAATTTTAATTGCCACACTTTTTCGTGTTGGCTTCCCTTGTATCGCATAGATGGTGCATCAAACCACAATGCAATCTCGCCCTCCCATTCACCATGACGCTGCTTATCACATATCAACAAGCAATCAGGTGCATTTAACTCTTCCTCTTTCGCCTTACCACTACGAATTAACTTTTCTTTTTTCTTGTTACGCCAAACAGTCATCACATTGTCTACCTGGTTAGTAATGTCAGCAGAGCCAGCTACATCCATCTTGTTAGGTGGGCTAAACTCATCCTCACCCTTACGGCTGTGAGCAATCAAATGCACATGGACATTCAAATCCCTAGCTGCTGCACAAAGCTTATCCAAAAACTCCTTTTGAGCGTTCATGTCATCAGACCTTACACCGCACTTCATTAAGCTGTCAATCACAAAATGCTGCACACCTAGCGTTTCAGCCACATAATACAAAACAGCTATAACACGCTCACCGTTTACTGTGCCTTGCTGGTCATACATATACAGCCTGTTATCTAAGAATGTAAAGTATTCACCAATAAACTTCTCTGTCGGTTTTTCTGTGCCTGTGGCCTGTCTAGTCATTCGCTGTAAGGTTGAGTATGGGTGCATCTCAAACGAAGCCACACACACCTTAAAATCCTGTTGCACGATAGAGTTGATTACTTGGCCCACTAGCTGACTCTTACCATGGCCGTTTATACCTGACCACAGACTTACCTCACCTAGACGCAACCTAAACTGGTCAAAGGTCTTTTCCCAAGGCAACTTAACGCCTTGCATCTGCTCGTCTTTGTAAAAGTAGTCTATAACCTCTGACTGATACTGACTAGCCGACTTAACATTAGCCTTGTCTTCTTCCCTGGCTTTCATAAAGCCTTCAAAGTCAACCTTTGGCAACATCATGCTTGCTCGCTTGCGTCTAGCCTCATCTAAAGCTGTTGCGCCTCTTTCTAGATTACTCATAATCAACCGCCTCTCTAATTCTTTCGTAAGCTAACTGTAAACGCTGTAAGTCAGTTTCGTCAAGCGGTTTATTTTTCTTTAGCTCAAACGCAGCTAGGAGAACGATTTGCGACTCATACTTGATAGCTTCTAAGATGTCTGTGGCGTAAAACTTCTTCTTAACTGGTGCTTTGTGATGCACCTGCTCTGGAAACAAGTCACCTATGTCAACACCTATTGCCCCAACAACATCAACAGCACTGCACCCAGCAAAGCAATGCAATAGTATGTGGCCGTCTGCTTCCTCTTTAATGGATAGGCTAGGGCTTCTGTCATCGTGAGCTGGGCAACAAGCCAAATAAGAGTTACGGCCAGTAGACTTAACTTTGTTTAAACGGCCTAATAGGTTGTTTATCATATAGCCCCCAAGAATATGTCATTAGGGTTTGGCGTCACTTCGGCTACTCGTTTAATCCAATTGAGCATAAATCTGTTGTAATCAGTTTTTTGCCTTTGACTTGGCTTTTCTTTAATCCAAGCACCAGCCTTGTCAAACTCTTTTAAAATGTCCACATACGGGAAGTCAACTTCAGCTTTCTCTAGGAACGCTTGATAATTAATCCATCCAAGGCCTAATTCATAATCAAGCTTGTTATTTGTTTTATGTTTACTGGTTAATGGTTTATGGTTAGTGGTTATTGGTTTATGGTTAGCATTAGCCTCTGATACACCCCCTGATAGCCCCCCTATAACCTCGCTATCACCACCCTTTGACCACCTTTTAGCAGCCCCACGCTTACCAGCCTCACTAAATGATTGATATTGCTCAATTTCTTTGTCTGCCCTAGGATTTATAAAGCCTTCAGTAACTACAACAAAAAATTCATCAAGCACAGTCATTAATTCTACTTGATATTCATTTAGCATTAGTAATCTAGCTAATTTTGCAATATCGCTAGTTAATGGCTTTTCGTGTAAATAGTAATAGTCTAATAATCTGCGGTAACATATATCCTCAATAGGTGACAAATGTTTTGTATGACTATAATAATCGCCAATGTTAAATTGGTAATAGTGCATTTTTTTACTCCAAAAAAAAGGGCTGCTACCTAGGTGGGACTAGCACCTAAATAACAACCCTTGACACCAGAGGCATCATTAATTGCGACCTCTAGTCCAGGCCATTAATCATACCACTACCAACAGTCTAGCACAAACTACCTTAAAAGTCCAATAACTTTTGCTTATGATTAACCAGTTGTTTATAAGTAAATAGTATTAAATAATGCTTGACAGCTTCCGAGATTGGTATAAAATACTTACATCAACAACGGAGAAACAAAATGAAATTTACCAAACAACAATTGCAAGATTTAAATTATGCTTTAATAATTGTTCGTTTAAATCAAAATACGGAAGATGACCCAGCGGACAATAAGCAATCAGTTAGAGCATATAAGTTACTAGATAAATTGTTTTCTGATTTAAACATTAAATAATGCTTGACAGGTTCCGACAACGGAATATAATAAACACATTAACAACGCACTAGGAGATAAAAATGGAATATAACGCAGATTGGTACCCAGGTTGCACAAACGACCCAGACTGGCAAGACCGTGATAATCATTACGACAACCATGATGAGCGTGTGTATGACCGTGTTACTGAAACATTACAGCTGTCAGCTAACAATGTATTTTCAATAGTGTTAGATTACGCTGACCAAACAAAAATAGCAGAAACATGTAAAGCAATGATTATTGCATACGACAATTCTGTTAATGCAAGTAAAAAAGTAAACCGTGAGCAAAGTGAGCAAGACTTTATTGTGTTTGCTAAATCATTTGCTCGTGCATGTATGACTGGTATTGAAACGGAGGCTCAAGATGACTGATTACAAAAACTACAAACCTAAAACAGACTTAACACCATGGATAGAAGGCATTTGTTTTGTTGGTGTGGTCTTATTGTCAATTTTCTTATACTTGTTATTGGTGGCCTAATATGACATTTCCTAAAAACATAGATTGGGAAGCTACAGAAGAAAAACATGAAGCTGCGTTTTGGAACTGGTGCTTAGGTGAGGGTTACCATAACGAGGATTACATCTTAGACAACTATGGCGATCTGTTTGAAAGTTTTGCAGACGGTTTTAACGAAGAGGACTTTGTATATGAGCCAGCAACAATACCAGGCTGAAGTAATGGACGAATTAATGCAACAAGAGTATAATTCCAATTTTGGAATAACAGGAGAATGTAGTGACGATTTACACAGTAGAAGAAATAGCGCAACAAATGGGCAAGTCTGGCAGATGGGTCAGGCAGCTCTGTATCAAGGGCAAGTTAAAAGCAATTAAACACGGCCATTCTTGGGTCATATTGGAGGCATGGAAATGATAACTCACCTAAACTTGGAAGACGGCGTTACCTTAGAAGTTGAATACGATTACGAGCAACCGACCTACGCTTACTTTGGCGATCTGGAAGCTTTAACAGAGCCTAAAGCAGAATCTAAAACAGTTTTATATCTAGGCGTTGATGTATTGCCATTGATCCGTGCCTTAGGCTTGTATGAAGAGCTTAACTTGATTTTGGTAGCAAACATGGAGGCAATTGACGAATGAACTATTCTGAAATCAGAAAGGTAAATGTAAATGAGCATATTGAACAGAAAAATGGGCTTAACTACCTATCATGGGCATGGGCTGTTGACCAGTTGTTACAACTTGATCCTACCGCAACATGGTCTTTTGGGGAGCCAGCAAAGTTTGGTGAAACGCTCATGGTCTTTTGCACGGTTAAAGCTTTTGGCAAAGATATGTGCGCTCAACTACCTGTCATGGATTATCGCAACAAAGCTATTGCAAATCCTGATGCAATGTTTGTCAATACAGCGATGCAACGGTGTCTTGCCAAGGCTATTGCGCTACATGGTTTGGGGCTTTATATTTATACAGGTGAGGACCTTCCTGAGGAAGACGCTACTGAAAAGCCTAAGACTTTAGAGCTTAAGCAGCCGGAGTTTAGCCAGGAAGAGATGGACATCTTGCATGAGCTGGCTGATTCGTTTACAGCGTTTGTGGCTGACAGCAAGCCTGACGAAGCTAAAACAATATGGGACTCACTAGACAATGAGCAGAAAGCTGCCTTGTGGGGACTGTTAGATAGTAAAACACGATCATCATTTAAAAAATATCAAAAAGGGAACTAACATGGCACAATATGAACAACGAGATAACAGCGGCAGTCTTTTTAAGAACAACCGCAAAGAAAAAGATACTCACCCGGACTACACCGGCAACTGCATGATCAACGGCAAAGAGATGCGTATGTCAGCCTGGTTAAAAGAAGGCAAATCAGGCAAGTTTTTTAGCTTTTCATTTAGTGAGCCGTATGTTAGCGAGCCAGTTAAAACTAACAAACCTGAAGACATTGAAAGTGACATTCCATTTTAAGAAAAGGGCGAAAGCCCTTCTAGGAGGCAATATGTTAAATATGTTACCGTATTATCCATCAGTAGGCATGATTAATGATTTAAGACTACTTTCAGCACCTCCAGAACACCTCGTAGAGGCTCGTAGAGAGGCCGTAGAGCTGTTAAAAATTAAACTTGATAGTAAGTATCGTCTGCACCCACAAAACTTCGTTAAACACATCAAAATGAGGTAGGTATGAAAATACAAATGGATTTTGAGGATAACGACAATGTGCTGCTGGATATTAGGGAGGCTTTGTTTGTTACTTTGCTTAAAGCTGAATTGACAGAAAACGAAATGTATCTTGAAACTTTTATTCATAAAGATGACCAGGCTGCATATAAAGCAAACATCAAAGCTTGCAAAGTCTTGCTAAGTTATTACACGGTGCAGGAGCAGACCTAATGGATAAACTTGATGATAGGAATGTTGATAGCTTTGGGGAATCTGTCCGCAGGATAGTGTTAAGTTTGCCAAACACGACAAGCAGTAACTTGGGCCAGTTGATTGAGAATGTGTATTTACGGTTTCAACAAGAAGCTGAACGAGATGCTAGGGAGGCTAGGAACAAATGATTATTGAGGTGAACGACATAGAAGAGCTGGTTGACGGTAGCGTAGTCTGCGAGTTATACATGGATAAAGAAGCTAAACGGTGGTTAATTGAGCGAGGCTTTAATTCTTTGATGTCAGAGGCATTAAAGAAAAACCCAGAATGGTGGACTGAAGAAGACGAAAAAAGAGTTGATGTCATAGGTCAGAACGGCCCTACAGGAGAACACTATGAGTGATGGTATGAGCGAAGCAGCATGGGACTTGGCATTAGAGCAAGTTAGGGCCACAAAAGAACGCTCTGACGGATCTTCTGCTGATTATTATAAACTCCCGAAATTGGCTGCTGAATTACAGGATTTAATTAGCGCAAAGAATATGAACGCACAGATCGGTGAGATATTTAGGGAATGTTACCGTTATGGCCAAGCGTCACATTGTGATGAAGTGCGAGGCATTAAAAAGATTTTATTTTACGCTAACGCTGAATTGAAAAGGCTGCAAAATGTTACAGACTATAATTGAGTATGTGCTGTGTTATTCAACAGCTTTTGGGCTGGGTCTAGCTTGTGGATTGTTTATTGCTTATAAAACAAGTAAGGCGTAGATTTGGTAGTTGTTACATGTAACGCAGAAAGCCGAAAAACTCGTTACTTACTACATCCTCTAATGTCGGCTTAACCGCCTATAAAGTTTATTTTTTATTGCGCTTCTAAACTATTAGTTTAGTTTTAGACTATTTATTCATTACATACATTGTAACTTCAAAACCAAAACGCATTTCTGTAGCTGCTGGTGTTGTCCACATGATAATTTCCTTTGTCTGTAATAATTCAAGAATTATTCAACACAAACTTTTTTGTATTGAACACATACATAGTAACAGAATCAAGCTTTTTACACATCGGCAGAATCATTAGTTTGATCTACGCCAAAAGATTAAACTTTTTTTTAAAAAACAGTTGACAGGTTCCGAGAATGGAATATAATGGTCACATATCGGTGATTTACAACTACTTGCTACCGATCAATTAAACGCTAAAGGAGAAACAAAATGGCTTATGTATCAAACTTAAAAAAATTAAATATCAGTGCAGCACTAAGACCTATATTCAAAAGCTACGGTGTTAAGGCTACAATCGCTCGTGGATCTAATAAATCAACCTTGGTTGTGAATATCTCTGCCGGTGACATTGATTTTGGCTCAGATTACACGCAGATCAATGTGTACCACATAGACAAAAACCATACCGGCAAAGCCAGGTTGTTTTTAAATCATGTATTAAACACCATTAAAGATGTTGGTGAGTGGTACGACGAATCTAACGCACAGATTGATTATTTCAACACTGCTTTTTATATTGACATCAATGTTGGCAAATGGAATAAACCATATGTTAATACTAAAAAAGTAAGTCTATCTAATGTGCTTGCGTTTGACGCATTGCAAGAGCTAGGCAAACTTCAAGTAGTATTTGTTAAATAAGGGGACAATGATGACTACATTAAATTTATCTATACTAAATTCTTTTGAGCTTGTTAAATACTTTAAACCATCTACAGATACTGAAGATGTTTTATACCAGGCTTTGATTGATGGCGATTATGACAAGCAAGCATTAAATAATGAGCTTGATGATTTGACCGATAAAGTCTGGAGTCTTGAAAAGAAACTTCAAGAGCTTGAGGATGATTACGAAGATCAACTTGAAAAACTAAAAGATGAGAACTTTGAGCTGGCAGAAAAAATCAAAGAACTTGAGGAGGAAAATGAAAAACACAATAACCTATAAAGATTGCGTAAAACAAAACAAGGCGCTGCTCCGTGAAGAGAAACGCCTTGCTAAGTTACCAAAAGAAGTAAATATAGATCAAATTATTTCAGACATAGCTTATGCTAAAAGCTGTGGTGTTATTGGCCCTTCTCTTTCGCCATACCTTCAAGAGAAAATCCAAGAGCGCCTAAAGCAGCGGCAGGACTTGCACCCTGACGGATAAGCTCTACTACTTTGTTCCAGTTTGCTTCACTAAAGAATTTTCTAGTTTTTTGCACATCAGGTCTAGCCAGGGCTAATTCGTTATCTCTGGCTATTTTCTGTTTAATAATATCTCTAACAGACTCTGACTCGCTAATTTTTCTAGCCACTTCTGGTGGAGCTTCTGATAAGCGATTTAATAACGCAGCAGTTGCTTCACCTGATCCTGGTGTCGTAGGTAAAATTTCACCTTCAGGACCAAGCTTACCAAGACCCGGCTCGTAAACACTTTGCCTTGTAGCCTTAAGCGCTTTAGATGGGTAAGCTGCACTTAGCTCTGCTGCCTTTTCTTTCATTACCTTATTGGTTAAGTTTGTGTTGCCACTAAAATCCATCAATGAAATACCACGACTGCTACTTGCAGGACTTAGGTTGGTACCTTTTAAAATGTTAACAATCTTTGCCATTTGCTCTTTGGTTGGTTGTTTACCTTCCAGCAAAATAGAAGACTTGCCTTTACCTGCAGTTGTACGAAGTAAGTTTGCAGCACCGGCCTCTTGTGCATCAATCAATGCTCTAAATTTCTCAGCAGCGCCTACGGCATTTAAAGTTCTAGGATCAATGTCGTGAGAACCTTTAGCAAAGTCTATTAGCACATTGGCAATGTTAACTGGGTTATGCTCCATCTCGCCGGCAGAGTTTAAGTAAGCCCCAACACCTTGTTGAGTTGGCATTTGTCTAAGGCCCATTGCAGAGTAAATTGCATCACGGTTGCCGGCACCAATAGATGACTCTGGATTTAAGTCTGGAGCTGGCACATCCCAGCGACCTTGATTTGTATAGGCCATTTTTTCTTCAGGCGTGGCTGTAAGCATTGAAGGTACATGGCCAGTGTTTGCACCAGGTATTGCTTCGTATGTTGCGCTCATTGTGTGTTTAGGGATGTAATCACCAATGGTGTTATTTGCCTCTGATACAGCTTGCTTGATGCCTTCTAATGGATTGTCAGATGCGTATTTTGCATTAAATCCACGGCCATAATAGTCTTCAGCCTTGTTAAGCACCCATGGCATTTCTTGTAAATGTGGACCAGCCCAATCAGTACGGCCACCAACACCAAGTGCGTTTGCTCTATCAACGGCCAATGCTGTTTCCGCATCCATGAATGGGTGCATAGTAGAGCTTGCACCAGCTTTCCAAGGTGCGCCAGCCGGGTCCGTATAACCCCATGACTGAGCTGCCCTAAAATCGTTAACGCCAAACAGGCCTTCGTTAGGGATTGTTGGGTCATTCTTATTGCGATACTCGCCAATCTTAAATGCTAGATTTGCCGGGCGATCTTCTGCTACAGCAGTGTCTAGGTTACGCATTGGTGCGCCACGATAGGCCATCTCAGGATCACCTAAAGCCCTAGAGTTCAAATGTTTAAGGGCAAAACCAAGTTCATTCTCTGGTGATACGCCGGCACTGTACACAGCGTGTTGCTCTAAAGAGCGTGGCAATTGGTAAGGCTCGTTTGATGCAGCTTGTGCAGCCTTGGCCCGGTCGTACCATGTACCAACCCTTGATGGATCGTCAGAGGCAGCAATAGCATTTGCGGCATTGTCAAACTGCGTATCAAATCCTGATCGCATAGCACCAAGCGCTTGAGGTGAATCTACTGTCCTCGGAGCGCCTACATAACCACCGCTTGATGTTGGCTTTAAGTGTTTGCCGGCAGCAGCCTGGCGCAACACTTCTGCCTCGCCTTCTGTATCTTGCAAAGTCCTAAAATAATCTGGAGATAACTTTTCTCCACGCTCTACTGTTTTTGCTACTTTTTCTGTGCTTGCTTGTTTTAATACTTTTTTAGCAGCTTTAGCTTCCCTGGCAGCCTTAGACCCAAAAGTGTCTAAAAGCATTTGGTCCGCTTGGCTTAGATTTGTGGTGTCTACATTTTCTAACATTTTAGCCATTGCTTTGGCTTTAGATTTTGGAAGAGCTGACAATGCCATGCCGGTGTCAAACATATAGTTCTCAGCCATACGGCCAACTTCTGGCGCAACTGCTTTAGCACCTGCTTTGACGGCAGAGGCTGCTGGTCCAGCTAACGGCAATAGGTTTAACGGATCGCCAAGCATAGCACCGGCAGTTTGCGTCCTAGAATCTCCCAATGACCAATCTTGATAATCTTCTGGCGCTTGCGATAATGTATGCCCTTCTGGAGCGTTATATGTGGCCCCTGGGGATAACTTTTGGACAAATGGATCTTCAGAGGCAGCATCTAACCCGGCACGAATTAAATCACCAACTACTCCACCACTACGCAATGTGCTGTAAGCGCTATTACCAATTTGCCTTAATTGCTTTTTCATGCCACCGGTAATATCTAAATCGGCTAATGGGTTTGCTTTGTAATTAGCACCATAGTCTACATTAGAGTTTTTAAGCAAGGCTTTTGCATAAGCTTTATTTTTATCTGTCATAACGATACCTATTTCAATGTTGGGGCTATTTTGTAATCCATCAGCAATTTGGCACGATCCATAATTTGCTGCAGGTCTTTAGCATCAGAGCCAATGTAGCGGCCATACTTGTTATTTGTTGCGTCCATGTTAGCTTCGGCTTCAGGTTGCCCAGGCTCAATAAACTCATGAAACGCACCCATTGCAGTAGGTAACGCATTACCGTATTTTTTAGCAGCCATGCCGGACCAAACTAAATGCCTAAATGCGTCAGCAGCACCATTATGCTCTGTGTCTTTGCCATAGCGTTTGATGGCCTCTTGCTCTGCTAGGGATTTAGCATCAATCCAGCCTGGTACAGGTTGCCCTGCAAAGTTAGTTTCGCCAAGCAATGCTTTAGCTAGTTTTTTACGGTCTGCCATTAGCGCCTTTCTAATTCCAATATATATTTACCAAGCTTTGCTGTGTCCTCTTTACTTAGACACATACCGCCATCAATCTTTTGGATGTTGAGGGTCGGTTTGAGGGGATATGGCTTTGGCATGGTAGTCGTGCAAGCTATCAAAGTGCTGCTCAAACCAATCAGCAGGAGCTGCCTCAATTTGCTCACTCTCTTGTTGCACATCTTTCTGCTCCCTTTTAGCTGCCCACCCTTGGTATAGAGCAAGCAGCCGATCTATGATTGCCAATAGGTATTTCATTTGTCTGCTGTAAACACGCCTAAAGCGCCTATAACGCTTAAACCAAGTGCAACAATAGCTTCACCTTGCTCTGGTGATAAAGTCAAGCCTACGGCTGTTAAAAGGGCTACTAAACCCCTCCATGTAGATGATTCTTTGCCACGAGCCAATAAAAATGCTTTCATAACTACTCCTTAAAGGGTTTGTAAGATGGTTTGCCGTTTATAAAAGTGGCTGTTAAGAATTGCTGACGCATTTTAGGGTCAAACGATACATGAACCCATGTGCCTTCCTCAATTACCTGATCTACTTTAATGCCTGACTTAAATAATGCTTTTACTACATCAATAGGTTTGCCAAATTTAGCACAAGTAAAGTCAGCAGCTAGACCGTCCATGTGAGCAGAGTTTACTGAACCGCCTATTTTGCGATTAAGTTCCATGCAACGAAAGGCAGAGCTGATCCGTAATGGATGGCCTAAAAATGTGCGTATTTTCTCAAGGTTGTCAGCTAGTGTTTTTAAATTGTTTTTAACTGCTTGGGATGGGTTGTTGTTAATGCCACTGCGAACTGCTGTTTGTGAGAAGGTTAGCTCCTCAAGCGTAAAATGCTCGCTCAACTTCATTTAAGGTTTTCCAGCTTGTAGATTAGGCTCAAGAATTCACCTATTATTTCGT